TTTTAATAAATCTGGTTCAACATACATCTACATGGCATTTGCGGCAGCACCTTTAGTCGGCACTAATAACATACCAGCCAACGCAAGGTAACTCGTCATGTACTTTGGCGCAACACCTTTCGCCTCAGCTGCATTTTCAGATGTAGGCTTTAACCCTAATGCATTTGTCAATGTCGTTGGTTCAAGAATCAATGAGTCCACAGGTAACCCAACAATTATTGGAAAAGCTTTAATATTACCAACAGGTAATAGATTAAATACTACAATTGGTAATGTTGAAATCAATATCAATCAAACCGTATCTCCAACAGGTCAAAGATTAAATTTCTCTACAGGTTCTGTTACTGTTACCGCAGCAGCTAACTTTGGTGTTACAGGTAATGGTTATGAAATTGATACAGGAATTGCTAAAGCTGCTGATGTAGTAGGAGTATCTGGTAATAGATTAAATTTAGATACAGGATCAGTTGTAACCATTGGTAAAGCAACGATCATTCCAACAGGATCAAGAATTAATGAGTCTACTGGATTAGTTACACTTGCATTTAAATATAATGTAACAGGTTCAAGAATTAATGAGTCTACTGGAACAGTTACAACAACTGCAGCAGCAACAGTCTTGCCTCAAGGATCAAGGATCAATACTGATACAGGAGAAGTTACAATCGTTGCAGGAGCAACAATTACAACTACTGGAAGTGGCATTGAAATCGCTATTGGAAATGCTACAACCAAAGCTAATGCAACAGCTATTGTTACAACCAATAGACAAAACTTATCTACAGGAACAGTAACTATAAAAGCTAAAGCTAAAGTCTTACCAACAGGTGTAGGACTGGAAGTAGCGGTACCTACTTCTATTAATATTAAACAATGGGATGGTGTAGTACCAGGCGTCTCACAAACTTGGACAAGGATTCAAACACCGTAATGTTATTTGGAGCAACACCTTTTGCAGCAACTACTTTTGCCGGAGTCGGTATACAGAATATTACTGTATTAGCTAATGGTAATAGATTGAATATAGCAATAGGTAACACAACAGTTGATCTAATTACTACAGTAAACGTTACAGGACAACAATTTAACCTTGCAACTCACCCTGTAAGTGCTATAACATGGAATCCAATACCCCCAGGGGTTAATCAAGTATGGGTCCCAATAGACCCAGACGCATAGGAGAATTATGGCATCAAGTACATCGACAGATTTAAAACTAGAACTAATAACTACAGGGGAAAAATCAGGAACCTGGGGAACTATTACTAATACAAACCTACAAATTTTAGAACAAGCAGCTAGTGGTTATTTATCACTTGCAGTAGGTTCAGGAGATGTGGCTTTATCTTTAGCTAATCACGCTACAGCAAACGGTAAAAATTTATACTACAAACTAACAGGAACTTTAACAGCAGCTAGAACAGTTACTATGCCAGACGGTGCTGAAAGAGTTTTTATAGTAGAAGATGCAACAGTTAGATCTTCTTCTAATTACACATTAACAGTTAAAACAGTTTCAGGAACGGGTGTTACTTTACCTGTAGGATCAACAACAGTTTTATATTCTGATGGTACAAACGTTACAGGAAAACTACAAACAAAAGGATATTACACACCACCTTCTACTTATACAGCAGTTAATGGTGATCAATTATTAGTTAATACTTCAGGAAGTGGTATTGGTACAGGAGTTACAATTACTTTACCAGCATCTCCTGCAATAGGTAATGAAGTACATTTTATTGACAGTGGTAATGCTTTTGCATCTAACAATTTAACAATCGGTAGAAACAGTTCTAATATTTTAGGTGCCGCTTCTAATTTAGTTGTTTCAGCTAATGGTGCTTCATTTACTTTAGTGTATGTTAATGCAACTAGAGGCTGGATCTATAAAGATAACATATAGGAGCACGGACCATGGCTCTAATTGATTTTAAAGTCTTACCAGGAATAGACAAACAAGATACAGCATCTGGTGCAGAAAACAGATGGATTGATTGTGACAATACAAGATTTAGATATAGTCTACCTGAAAAAGTTGGTGGCTGGTCTTCATTAGTTACAGATACAATTGTAGGTGTTGCAAGACGTCAGTTTGCTTTTGTAGACTTAGATGGAAATAGATACATTGCAATCGGTACAGATAAATTTTTACTTATATATTTTGAAGGTCAACTATTTGATATTACACCTTTAAAGACTACTCTAGCATCATGCACTATTGCAACAACTAACAACTCTGCTATTTGTTCTATAACAAAATCTAATCATGGTTTAAGTGCAGGGGACATTGTATTATTAGATAGTGTAACTTTACCAAGTGGAACTGGTTATTCAAACTCTGACTTTGAAGATAAATTATTTCAAGTAACTTCAATTACAAGTACAAGTGTATTTACAATTACACAATCAAGTAATGCTGGTGCAACTGTGTCAACAGGTGGTAGTTTAAGTGTTAAGCCTTATGAAACTGTCGGACCAGCAGAACAATCATATGGTTATGGTTGGGGTATTGATACTTGGGGTACAGGTAATTGGGGTGAAGCTGCTTCAGCATCAAACGTTTCTCTTGAACCTGGTTTATGGTCATTAAGTAATTTTGGTCAAGTATTAGTTGCAACAATTGCAAATGGAAAAACTTTTACATGGGATGCAGGGATTGCTGCAAGACTTACAACTAGATCATCTACATCAACTTCAGGCTTTTCTACATCAGCTAATCCAACAGCAACTAGAGTTACATTAGTATCACCTACAACACGTCACTTAATTCATTTAGGAACTGAAACAACTATTGGAGATACCTCTACACAAGATGATATGTTTATAAGATTTTCGGATCAAGAAGATATAAATGATTATACACCCACTGCAATTAATTCAGCAGGTTCACAAAGACTACAAGATGGTACAAAAATTATAGGTTCATTAAAAGCAAAAGAAACTATTTTGGTTTGGACTGATAATGCTTTGTATACAATGAAATTTATTGGTGCACCTTTTACATTTGGTTTTGAACAAGTTGGTACTAACTGTGGATTAATTGGTAAAAATGCAGCTGTTGAAATAGATGGTGCTGCGTTTTGGATGAGTCCTAATGGTTTCTTTATGTTTGACGGTACTGTTAAATCATTACCTTGTTCTGTTGAAGATTATGTTTATGATCAAGCAGACACTACAAAAGGTCAACAAATTTGTGCAGGTATAAATAATTTATTTACAGAAGTTGTTTGGTATTATCCATCCCAAGGTTCTGACTATAATGATCAATATGTAGTATTTAATTATGGAGAACCTATGAGAGGTGGAGTTTGGTACATAGGAACAGAATCAAGAACTTCTTGGATTGATGCCAGTGTATATCCTAAACCATCAGCTACTAAATTTAGTGACTCAGCAACAGGTACTTTTCCTATAATTGTTGGTCAATCAGGTTTAGGTCAAACAACATTATTTGAACACGAAGTAGGAACAGATCAAGTCAATCCTAATGGTAGCACAACAACAGTTACGTCATTTGTAAAGTCATATGACTTTGATCTACAAGCAAAACAAAAAGATGCACAAGGTAAATCAAGTGGTCCTACTATTGCTGGTGAAAATTTTTTAGCTATGAGAAGGTTTGTACCTGATTTTAAAGATTTACAAGGTAATGCAAAAGTTACACTAGCTGTCAAACGTTATCCACAACAATCAGAGACAACAACATCTTTAAGTCCTTTTACAGTTAACTCAAGCACTGAAAAAAAAGATACAAGAGCTAGAGGTAGATTTGTTAATATTAAAATAGAAAATACAGATGCTAGTGAGTCTTGGCGTTTTGGTACTTTAAGAATAGATATACAACCGGATGGTAAAAGATAATGGCTAAAGTAGTAGTAAGATTACCAGAACCAAAAGAAGAGTATGATGTATCTAACCAAAAACAAATTAACAGAGCAATTGCTTTAATTGTAGAACAATTAAACTCTACGTTTTTAAACGAACAGAAACAAGAACAAGAAAGGTTTGCGTGGCTTAATGGCTAATATATATACAAATGCAAAAGTAGATTTAACTACTACAGGAGAAACGGTTTTATATACAGCACCTAGTAATTCTAGAGCAATTATAAAATCTTTATTGGTATCAAATGATGCCGGAAGTGCAGCAACAATAACGGTAACATTAACTAATGCAGCTAGTGCTGTATTTAATTTATTTAAAACAAAGTCAATAGCCTCTAATGCTAGTGAACAATTACTAACAGAACCACTAATTTTATTAGAAAGTGAGGTATTGAAAGTTACTGCATCTGATGCTAATGAGTTACATGTGGTAGCATCTTTACTAGAAATAAACAGAGATTAAGGAGAAAATATGGCATTTAAAGAAGAAGGATCAGTAGCATACACATTGATAAATGGTAAAAAAGTACCTGTTGTTAAGTGTGAAACTGAGGTAGTATTAAGAAATACACAAACAAGTTATGAATATAATTCTGATCAAGAAGCAGAAGATGATATTAACAATGCAGAGACAGCAACACAAAGAGAACACGTGACAAGATCATTAAAAATTAAAGTAGCAGCAATGCCACCATTAGGAGCAGGTTCAGAGTAATGGCAATAACAAACGCACAGCAATACCAGCAACTCGTAAACAAACC